ACAACAAGATATATTTATTATTATTTATTAAATAATATTGGACTATTGGAAAATGGATTTATAGGTGCAAATCATAAAAATATATCAAAAGATTATATTGCTAATATAATTATACCAATACCATCAAAAAAGGAACAAGAGATAATAATAGATTATTGTGATGAAAATCAAAAATTAATTGATAATTTAGAGAAAGAGGTAAAGAGGAATAAGAAATATGCGAAGGATTATTTAAAAATGGTATTAAATATTAATGAAGATGAAAATATAAATGATGAAAAAGATGAAGAAGAGGAAGAAAAAGAGGAAGAAGTGGATGATAAAAATATAGAATATTAAATAATTTTTATAGTGATATTATAAAAAAATTGAAATTTATTTATAATAATAGATATAAGTATATATAATATTAAAAATGGAGATAAATGTGATAACAGCGGATAAATTTACGAAGGAGGAGTGGGAGAGTATAGAGAAGCCATTAACGGCATACGAGAGACAGAGGAATAATATATTAGTAGAATTAGCGGAAAAGGCATATACAAATAATAGTGATAATTTGGAGATAAATGCGAATACTGGGTTAATAATAATAGGGGATTATAATTATAGGTGGTTAAGAAATGAGTTAAAGAAGTATATAAAATTTCCGAAATGTGAAATAGAACTGGAAGATATAAAGATGAAGAATAAAAAGATAACAATGATATTAGAGAATAATAAGAATACATTAATAACAAAGTTAGAAGTATTAAAGAAGATATTAATAGATGAGAAGATATTAGAGAAGAAGATAGATGATTTGATGATAAATTTTAATTATATAGAATTTAGGATAATAATATTGATGAAGATAATAGAATGTTATATAGAGAATGAATTAAATAAGGATGAGATATTAATAGCGAGTAAGAAAATAATATATAATATAAGAAAGATGATAGAGAAAGAGGATAAATATTTTACAAAGATGTTTAATATAGAGGAGATAGAGGTAAATATATCAGACCAGATGATAATAGATTTAGAGTATAAATTAAAGAAATTGCAGAAGATACATAATATAAAATTGTATAAGATAGCGAATGAGAGACCGCAATTAATGTTTTATACAAAATATGATAATATAGTATCAAGTATAAAGTTAAAGCCGTATGATTCACAGATTAGGATAATGGATTTAATAAGGAATAATTTAGACAATGGATTTTTATTGATGTATAAGGCGTTGCCTGGATTAGGAAAGACATCAATGGTGTTAGGAATAGTAAAGTATTTAGAGAAGATAAACAGAGGATATAAATTACTTTTTTGCTGTTCTGATTTACTGGATACAGTAAGAAGACAAGTATTAATAATAATGTATAACTTTGGAGTTAAATTTGGAATAGGAGTAGGAGATAATGTATATGACAAAGACAGTAAAAAGAATGTAGATAAATATAGGATAATAAATTCGTTTAATTGTAAGAAAGATGAATATAGAGAGATGATAGTAGCGGATTATTTGACGACAGCGAAATTATTAGAGGAGAATAAGGAGAAATACATATTATTTTTTGACGAACCGACAATACAGACGGATAATATGGAGAATAAGAAGACATTAGAATTATTATCAAAGATATTACATTTATTACCGAAACATAGTATATTATCATCAGCAACATTACCGAATACAGAGGAAATAAGAAGTGTATGTGAGAAATATAGGAAGAATAATCCCGAAGGAAAGATAGAGGATGTGATATCAAATAAGACGTTATTAGGGTGTGTGATAAAGGATTATAATAATAATATAATAACACCACATAGTAATTGTAGGAATAAAGGAGAATTAGGAGAGTTGATAGAGAAGATAAGGAGGAATCCATTATTAGGAAAATTTTACACATTACCATTTTTGATGAATTTAAATAAATTTATGAAGAAGTATGAAAGAGATATAAATTTAGATGAAATAGAGAGTTTTGATCAGGAGTCAGTATTAGAGAATATATTAATATTATTAGACAGAGTATTAAAATTAGAAGAGAGTGAATATAAATTATTTATGGAGATAAATATAAATGATATAACAGATGGAAATATAAATAAGGAATTAGTGGATGTGAATTATAGTAAAGTGATATATGATAGGATAATAACACAACACGCATATAAATATATGGGATGTTGTTTAATAGCGACGGATGATCCGAATGAGTTTGTGAAGAAATATTTATTTGATATAGTAGAAAAACTAAAACAGAGGACGAATATAACGAGTATAATAAATATAAAGAATAAATATGAGAAAGAGAAGGAGAATTATAATAAGATGGTAGAACAGATAGAGAAACAGTGTAAGACGGATGAAGTGAAAGATAGAGAATATAAGAAGATAGAGAAATATATACCGAAATATGAATTTCCGGAAGTAATAGAAATAAATACACCATTACATATAGGGACATTTAGTAAATATGTAAAGAATTATGATATAGGAAATAGTAAAAAGTATATAAGACACGAAGAATTAAACATAAATTGTAATATACACGATAATATAGAATTTTTATTACATATAGGGATAGGATTATATTATCACGATATGCATAGTAATTATAAGACGAAAGTATTAGAATTATTATCAAATAATCAATTAGCATATATAATAGCGGATGAGTCATTTTGTTATGGAGCAAATTATGGAATAAATAATGTGATAATATCAGATGAATTAGCAGATAAACATAGTATAAATACGATATTACAATTAATAGGAAGAACATCACGAGTAGGAAAATCGTGGAGTGGAAAAGTGTATTTAGATAAGAATACAGCGGAAAGGATAAAGGAATTCTTTATAACACAAGATTATAAATCAATAGAAGGAATAAACATAGCGAATTCATTTAATGAATATTATTTATATCAAGAGAAATTAAAACAAGAAGAATTATTAAAGAAACAAGAAGAAGATGAAAGAATTAAAAGAGAATTAGAACATAAACAAAAAGTAGAAGAATTTAATAAACCAAAAGAAGAAGAAATTATAACCAAAAAAACTTTTAAAAAAAATTATAATGAAAATAAAAGAAATTATGAAAATAAAAGAAATTATAATGAAAAGAGAGATTATAATGAAAATAAAAGAGATTATAATGAAAATAAAAGAGATTATAATGAAAAGAGAGAAGAAAAGAGAGATTATAAAGAAAATAAAAGAGATTATAATGAAAAGAGAGAAGAAAAGAGAGATTATAAAGAAAAGAGGGAAGATAAAGAAGAAGTAAAGATAAATAGAGATGAATGGATAGGAGTAAGAGAAAAAGAGATAAAAACAGAGGATAAAAAATTAGAAGTGAATAAGGTAAATCATGGATTTAAGAGAGAGATAAAAAAGATAGATGATAAGAAGATAAATATAAATGATTGGATGGATGTTAGAAGATAAAAGATAATAAAAAAAATTGATTTATATATATAATGTATGTAATAATATAGTGAAATAGATGACGACAATAATATGTTTAGATGATATAGGAAAAATAGGAAATATGGAAGATATAAAGATAAAAAATTATATGATAGTGAATAGTGGGATGATAAATGAGATAATAAGGAATGTTAGAGTGGATAAAATATATATAAGTGATAAAAGTAAGATAAGGAAGAGGAATATAGAGATAAGAGATATAAAGGAATTAGAAAAAATAAAAATGAAAATATATGATGAAAAAGAGGGAGAGATAAAAATAGAAAGTGTAGAAGATATAAGGAAGATAAGAGATTATTATATAGAATATAGAGATATAAATAAAATTAGGGAAATAACAAATTATTCAGTAGAGAATATAAAGAATATATTAGAAACATATTATTATGGATTAATAGAAGATAAAGAAGATAAAGAAGATAAAGAAGATAAAGAAGATAATATAAAATTAAGAAGTGGAAAGAGGATAAGAAGGGTATAAATAAAAAAAATTGATTTTTAATTTATATATTATAGAATTATATATAATATATAGATATGAGTGTATTAAATATAAATACTAAAATAATACATGTTATAAGTATAGAGGGGAATATAGGAGCGGGTAAATCAACATTTATAGAGATAATAAGGAATAGATTTTATAAAGAAAAACAAGCGGTGATAGTACCAGAACCGGTAGAATTATGGAAGAATATAAAAGATGAGAATGGAGAAAATATATTAAATAAATTTTATGGAGATATTTCGAGATGGAGTTATTCATTTCAGAATATGGCATATATAACGAGAATAATGAAATTAGAACAAAGTATTAGAGAAAATCCGAATGAAAAAGTAATATTTCAAGATAGATCAATAGAATGTGATAAGAATGTATTTGAAAAGATGCTATATGATGATAAATTAATAGTAGAAATAGAACATCAATTATATAAATTATGGAATAAATTTTATGAGGAGTATATGAGGAAGAATATAAGGAATAAGACGATATATTTGAGGTGTAGTAGTAAGACGGCGTTAGATAGGATAATAAAAAGGGGTAGAGAGGAGGAGAAGAATATAAGTATAGAATATTTAGAGAAATTGAAGAGATATCATGATGAGTGGTTGATAAATGATAAAGAGGATAAAGAAGAGAAAGAGGTGTTAATAATAGATTGTGATAGAGATTTTGAGGAAGATAAAGAATATCAGAAAGAGATTATAAAACAGGTTAAAGAATTTATATATAATTAAAAATAGTAAATAGAAATAATATAATGGAAAAAATAAATAAATTGATGATAGAATACAAGATGAGTAATAATATAGAGGATAATAATATAAATATATATAAGATAATAAATAAGATAGTAATAAAATATAGGATAGGAGAAGAAGAAATAAATAATATAATAAGAGAGATAGATTTAGAGTATAAGAATAAAATAATAAATTGTAAAGAAGAGAATAAATATCACGAATTAAAATTAATAGATTTAGAAGAAAATAAAGTTAAATGTATAAAATGTAATATAGAATATAGATGTTTTTTGTGTAGTGTTCATGCAAGTCATAAATTGATAGAATTAAAAAATGATGAAGAGAAAGAGTATTATGGGGATGATTGTGTAGAATGTAAAAAGAACATAATAAAAATAATTATAAAAAAATTGAAATTTTAAATATAATAGATAGATAATATAAAAATGTCATTTATGTTTGAGGAAGATGAAAATATAATTAAATATGAGAAGAATGAGAAGAAGATAAAGGAGAAGATAGAAGAATATATAAAACTAGGATGTAAGAAGGAGATAGTGGATATAGAAAATGTGAGATATGGGGAAGTGGTAATAATAAGATATATACCATATTCACAGAGAGACTTATATATACATTATAGTGAGATGGGAGAATATATAGGAGATAATAAGATAATAAATATGGAAGGAGAAGAGGTAGAAATAGTGAAAGAAGGATTATATAATGATCAGAGGAGTAGTTATTCGGAGGGATATTGTATGATAATAGAGAGGATAATATATAAATAAAATTAAAGTTTAGAAAGAAAAAAAATAATAAAAATGATTTATATAATATAAAATGGAAATAAAGTGGATAACATTAATAAATTATGGATATATAGAATATACGAAGAATTTTTTGAAGAGTATAGAGGTAAATAAGGTGAAAGATTTTAGATTAGTGATATATTGTATAAATAATAAGGAGAAGATAGAGGAAGAATTAGGTGAATATAAAAATATAGAATGTGTGGATGCGAAAGTATTTTTAGAGGAAAAAGAATATACAGATAAATTTACATTATATGAGAGTACAGAATATAAGAAGATAGTATTTGCGAAATTGGATGCGATAAAATATACATTAAAAAAAAATAAAGAAAATATGGTAGGATATATAGATATGGATATAGTATTATTTAGGAATCCTAGTGAAATAATAGAAGAGGAGATAAAATTATATCCAGAATATGATGTATATAGTCAATGTGATGAGAGTAAAGTGTGTAGAGATAAATTTAATTGTAGAAAGATATGTAGTGGATTATGTGTATTTAGGAATAGAGAAGAAATATATAAATGTTTAGAATATAATGTGGAAGAGATAAATAATTATATGGATGATCAACATAATTTATTAGAAAAATTAAATAAATATGGTATGAAACATATAACAATAGATAAAAATATATTTATAAATGGAAGTTATAGATATATATATAGAAAAGATACACAAGTAGAATTTCCGAAAAATAAATGTGCGGTTCATTATAATTTTATAGTAGGAAATGAGAAGATACATAGAATGAAGGTACAAAAGATGTGGTATATATAAAAATTAATCTTTATTATTTTCAATTTTAAATTTATCTAAAATTTTTAAAAATTTAACAAGTTCAATTTGTTTTTGAAGTGAGAAATTTCGAAGATATAAATCAACAGACATCATTTGATTTTTAGTATCTTTAGGATATTCTAAAAGTAAATTTTTATTAATTTTATTTAAATTTAAAAATTCTCTAGGTTTAATACAATAAAGTCTATAAATGATAACTTTTTTTTGAGAGAGAGGTAATCCATCGTGAGATTTATATCTAACACCTCTACCAATAATTTGTTCAATAGAGTTTTCATTCCAAGAAGATTCCATAATGATAACGAAATTAGTTTTTTTAAGATCTAGTCCTTCAGAACCTGCTTTAGAAATGAATAATATTTTAGATTCGTCGGAATTATAAGCATTAACGGCTTGTTGTCTTTTAGCCATATTAAGATC